CAGCGCCGAGCCGTCGATGTTGGCGCCGGTCACCGCGTCCTGCAGCGAAAAGTGGGTGGAATCGATCGCGGTGGTGAGAAACAGGCGGTCAAGCAGCAGCGGGCAATTGCTGGCCGCGTTCTGGAACATCACGGTCAGGCCGCTCGCCGACCACGCCACGGGCACCTGCACCACGGCCGGGTTGGCGGTCGAGATCGCGAGAACCGACTGCGCGTCGTTGACCAGCGATAGATTGGTGCCGCTGCGGAAGCGCACAAAGCCGTCGGTGAATTCCAGCGTGTAGGGCGACGACTGCTCGAAATCGAATTTGATCACCCGGCCGGGTTGGCCGCCGCGCGTGGTGCCGGCATGCGCCGTGCCCGGCCGGCGCACCCAGGGGCCGATCTCGGCCGCGAACGCATTCAGGCAGACGTTGAGCGAAACGCGATACTTCGGATCGTCAAAACGGCCCTGCGCGAACTGGCTGATCTCGCCGCCGAGGAAATTGGGGATGGCCTGCGTTGCACTCGGCATGAGGCTAGAACCTCACGGCGATATATTCGTCGTCCGGCTCTTGCCCCCAGTCGTCCTCGATCGCGTCGACCAGCCGCGCCTCGCCCATGAAGCGGGCGTAGGCCTTGCCGATATCGGCGAGCTTGGCGCTGGACTGCGTCACGGTGGTGCAAACCTGCAGCGCGATCCGCGCGCCGACGCCGTAGCAGAACATCGCGTGCATCCGCTTGACGTCAGCGAAGTCGGCGACGAAGCGGAACACGATCACGTCCGAACACGCGGAAACGAAATAGTCGTCCTCGAACTGCCAGTCGCTATCGGCGATGCCTGTGGGGCCGCCGAGTGCCGCGACCGGAAGTTTCGGGTTCTGGTCGGCCTTGCGCAGGTAGTTGGCCGGCAGCCGGTAGGCGTTGCGGCTCACGACGTTGCTGCTGGGCCCGGCGCCGAGCGGATATTGCGGGGCGAATTCGGTCAGCGCGCAGCCGAGCAGCAGCCAGTTGGTCGAGCCGGTGCCGCGGGTGATCACCGTGGTCCACGGGTTCAACACGCCGGTGTTGGTCCAGTGCGTGCCGCCGTCGGTGGTCGGGTCGTGGCCGATATTGCCGCTGCCGACCGACTGATAGATCGCGCCGTCGGAGCCACCGACCTTGGCACCGGCCGCGTAGGTCGTGCCGACCGCCCACAGCGCGGGCGCCAGATCCGGCTCGTTGTTGAGGTTGAGGTCGATCAGGCTCTGGTAGGTGACGGCGCTGAAGGTCACGATCGCGTCGCGCGGATAGGTCACGGTCGGGTCATAGGCGGTCGAGGTCGCCGGATTGTCCGAATTGGCGCTGGTCAGGCTGAGATAGACCGAATAGGCGCCGCTGACCCCGGGCACATAGACCACCTCGCCGGCGAGATAGGCCGTCGCGGTCCATGGCGGGATCGCCATCGGCCCGAAATACAGTTTCCATCCCGGGCCCTGCCCGGGCTGCTGGTTGAGGTTGTCCGGCTGGTAGGACTGCCAGATCGTGCCGGAGGAATCCGTGACCACCGAGCCGTTGAAATAGACCGTCGAGGCCGACCACAGCGCCGGCGCCAGCAGCATGAAGGTGGAATCGATCGGCCGCAGCACCGCGCGCTTGATCGCGAATTTCCAGTAGCTGCGTTCGAGTTCGGCCTGCCGCATCTTGCCGTAGACGGATTGCACCGCCTGGGCGTTCTTCTTCACGGCCGGATCGCTGTAACCCAGCGTCGTGTCCATCTGACTCACGCCGCAGAGCTGCAGCGCGATGTTGCCTACGTCGATTTCGCTATTGAACTCCGGCATGGCCGGAACCTACGGAGAGGCCCCGGACCAGCAACGCACCGTCAGGCTATTCGACGGCGGTCGGAATGCGCGTGATCTCGAGGTTGTTGGCCGTGAAGGTCGCGACCACCCATTCATAGGTGCCGGGTGGCAGCGAGATGGTCTGCTGGCCGGCGGTGGTGGCGATCTGGGTAATACGGGCCGTGAAGGTCGATCCGTCGGGCCCGAGCTTCTTCAGGTCGATCGTGCCGGTGCCGGTCGACAGGGTTTCGATCCAGTACAGCCCGCCGCGCAGCTTGAACGGCCCGAGCGTGCCGGGTGCCTGGTTGACATAGATGACGCGGTCGATGCCGTTGAATACCGCGCTGTCGGCCGGAATGCCCGACAGGAAAACGATCAGCAACACCGCGGCAAGACGTTTCATGGCTTCATGGCTCCCGAGGCTTGCTGGAGCGCGGCGTTTACCGCCGATCGAAGCAGCGAAAGCGAGGTGAATTTCGAGGTGTCGAAGGAAACCGTCAGATCGCCAGATGCCGACGCGCCGAGGGCCTGAGCATGCCTGTCACCCTGATGATCCACCCGCGCGGCGGCGTTTGGATCAAGGGTGATGTTGATGAAGCGATCCTGCGCCATGGCTACAACGGCGGCGCGTTGGTGATGAGCGGGCCGCTGTTCAGCGCCCGCTCGAACGCCTCCAGCGCCTTGAACACGTCCTTCCGGGTCAGCGCGGCCGCGTTCGAGTCGGTCAGGTTGAAGCGAAGTTCGATGTCACCGGCGCCGGGCGCGGAGGTGCCGACGGTGAAATCGCTCACCTTGAACCCATCCACGCCCCGGCTGATCGACAATGAAACGGCAGCCATTGCTCACCTCAGGTCGTGAAGTTGACGGTCAGGCCCATGCTGCCGGTGCCGGTGGTCAGCGCGGTGGTCAGCGTGCCGACGATGTCGAAATAGCCGCCGGGATCGCTGGAAAGGCCAACGGCCTGCCAGAGCGGCTGGTTACGCTTGCCGGGCGTGTAGGTGCCGCTTTCGTCGGTGACATCGGTCGGCTGCGACAGCGAGGTCAACGCCACCGCCGAGGCGAAGAACGCCTGGCTGATCGCGTTGGCCGCCAGCAGCGAGGTCGGCTTGCCGCCTTCGCCGTCGGTCGCGTAGTAGAAGCCGATGTCGATCGCGCCGGCGGCCTGCGCGCCGGAATCGAAGATCACCTGCTTGACCTTGCAGTTCGAGGGGACGCGGACGAACTGATAGGTCGCGTTGATCGAGGACGAGGCAATGCCGAGGACATCGCCGGACGAAACCGACAGCAACGGCGCGGGACCGCCCTCGCCGGCCGTGTTGATGAGAACGGGCGAAGCGTCGAGGTTGGTGATCGGAGCGGATTTGACGTGGTCGACAGCCATGGGTGGCCTCCTTTACGGCGTTACGTCGGCGGCGGCCGAGGTGTCGGCGCAGTCGCATTCCAACAGCCGGCCGGGCTCCAAACGCGCGCCACCGGACGACATCATGGTGTAGATCTGCCACGGCAGGCCGCTGAGATCCTTGCGGCGGTCGACGTCGTTCTCGGTGTCCTGCCAGATACCGAGGTAGAGGCCGGATTTGCAGAACGGGATGTTCTGCCGGACGTTCGAGGTCGACGGCAGCCGCTCCGAATAGACGATGTCCCAGCCGAGCAGGCGGGTAACCTTGCCGTCGGTGAGCACCGGGCGTTCCGAGAAGTCGGTCGAAACCACCTGCACCTGGTTGAGCAGATCGGATTCGCCCTGGGAGTTGGTGACCCAGGTCAGGGTCTCCTCCTCCATGTCGACCTGCGCCTTGCGCATGATGCGCTTGGCTTCGATCATCTTGGCGACGGTGAGGCCCGAGGCCGCGGACGAGCCGAAGGTCGACGACACGGTCCACGAGGACGAAATCGAGGCCCAGGTTTCCGCGGAAAAGCTGGCGCCGTCGGTGCCGAGCTGGGTGGTGCCGAAGGCGGCCGCGATCAGCCGGTCGTCCCATTCGCGGGCGACCGCGGCGGCGGCGCCGGCGACTTCCTGCGACTGCGGATCGATGGCGGTTTTCAGTTTGTCGAAGGTGTCGATCAGCTGGTTGCAATCGCGATCGACGGGGAAAACCCAGCGCCGGATGAACGAGGCATCCTGCCGGCCGATCGGGGCGAAGCGGCCCTGCGGCGGCTTCATCTGCACCGCGCCGTAATACTGGATCGGCGAGGCCTGCTTGCCGACGTGGAAGCCCTCCATGACGCGGCCGCGCAGCTTCGACTGCTTCTGCTGCAGCTTGAGCGCGAGCATGGTGGAGAACTGGGTCGTGAATAGTTGGGGCAGATTTTCGGACATGGCTATCCCGCCTTGAAGGAATGGGTGAACGTCGGCGGCCTTGCCCATGCGGAATGCGCGCGGGGGCCATCAAACTTTCAGCCTTGTCCTTGCGGGGGCCGTAACTCCGGGTTCGCTCTCGCGATACCCTCCCGAAATCGGCTTATCCTTGCGGGACCGAAGTCATCGGGTCTTGACGGGCGGGAAAATGTCCCGCCCGGATATTTTTAACAACGCACCGTCATTTGAACCGGTCGGGGTCGAGCCGGACGTCGATCTGGTCGCGGGCGGACTGCATGCGCTTCAGCGCCGCCGGATCGCCCTGGTCGGCCGATTGCAGGCCGCCCTTGGTCGGGTGGGCGCAATACGGCTTGTGGCTGATCGCGCAGGCATTCGCGTTGCAGGCGGCCGCGCAGGCGGTTCGGGTCAGGCCGGGGAACGGCGCGGTGGTCTTGGGGGTCACGGCTGCTTTGGCCTTGGCCTTCTTCTTCACCTTCACCTTCTTGACCGGCGCGTCGAAATTCACCTCGGGGGTTTCGGCGTTCATGGCACATACCCCGAGATCATCTGGTTAAGCCGGTCCATCTCGCGCTTCTCAGCCGCGCCGCCCTTGAGATAGCGATCGGCCCACGCTTTATCTTCCATCAACTCGGCC